TTACTGGAACATATACTTGACCATGACGCTGCAAATGGCGACTCCGAGAACGCCCATTACGGCTATGATCATGTTCAATTTTGTGTTGATGACGGCAAAGTTCGTTGCCCCCTTTGCCAACTCCAAGCCGTGTTTTTCAACCTCCTTCTGGAGTTCTTTAAGAGGCTCGCATGGTGAGCCGTGTTCATTGATGTGTTCATTCATTATGCGCTTTTCCTCCTAAGATATTTCGGGCTGCAATAGCTGGCTTTGGTCCATGCCACTCTTTTCCATTTTGTTTCCGACGTCCAGTAGACAGTAACAGTGGCCCCGTTTTTTATACGGTCAACAATTTTGCCCGCAATGCCTGGCTTGTTTCTGATATTTAGGAAACTGCTCCCCACGCCGAAGACTTCGTATTTTGGAAATATCGGGTCCTTGTACATTGCAAAGAACTCCGCAGGGCTGATATGGTTGTGGTTGTCATCATAGAATTCGATATGAAGGTGTGCTGCAGAAGATAGCCCGGTATTCCCCATTCCGCCGATTCTGACCTTCTGGTGGACATACTGGCCAACCTTGACGGACCGGTACTGAAGATGCTGCAGCAAGGCGGATCCATATTTGCATTTGATCTCAACAAAATTGCCTCGTTCACCATAGTATTCAGATCGAACAACCTTTCCCCAAATCGGAGAGTAAAGCGGGCATAGTACGCCATAGGTCCCATAGTCATTTCCCCAGTGTGGCCGTATTTCTCCTGTGACAGGATGAACCCTCTTCAGGTTGAATGGTGATGTCAGGTGATAGGATTGATTCCTGAAAACCCTATCCATTAATTGTTTTTCTGTCATGCTACACCTCCGGATCTGGATCTGTGACTTCCCCTTGCTCAGATTTTATATCATCTTTCAGTTGGTCGCCTGCAAGTGCAGCCTGGGTGAAGCTGTTGTTCTTCCACCATGCCCAGAGCGATGCAATAACCGCCCAAACCACTGTAATCGCGTTGGTCAATTCGGCGTTGTCGAACGGCAAGGGACTCTTGCCAAAGATTGCTAGGGCTGCGTTTAACAGCCCCAAAATAAGGATTGCTGTGCGGATGATGGTTGCTTTGGATACTTTCATGTTGTTCTCCTTTCATACAAATAAAAAAAGCCTTTTGGCTCTAGGTTACTTTTGGGGTTTGGGGCTGTTTTCATCTGGCAACGCCCCCGCTGTTTGAATGCAGTCTCTCAGCATCAGGATGCCCTGCGCCATGGCGATACTATCATCACCTGAGGTCTTTACCTGCATCAGTACTTTGTGCGTATTGGTTAGTTTTTCAAGCAGTTCTTTTTTCATTGGTTCTCCCTTCTTGTTACCACGTGCCCAGTGCATGAGCTGAACAATACGTAGTACTTGACGATGATGTATTTCTGAGCACTTGTATACCAGCGCTCGTTGCGGATATGGGATAACATCCAGCCGCGCCATAGCTTGCCGCCGAACTTCCCATGCTCCCCAAAACACTGTTTGGGGTCGCGCTAAATAGTCCAGCGGGTAGCGCAAATGTGCCTGTGTGATTGTAAAGCCCGCCAGTACCGAATGCCCCTGTAGAAGCTATGGATATGCCTGTCGGCGTACCCCAGCACTCGGCTGTTCTATTTGACATCCTCCGGTATGTCCATACTCCACTAACGCCCGATTCCGTTATGTACCCTGGCGAGTCCACAAATGTAAGTGTTGATGTACCGGTCTTTTTCAGCTTATACGATTGGTAAGCCGATGTTGAGAGTTTGGCGACAGTTGGCAATCCGGTTATTGTATATGTCACGCTGCCAATAGTTATTGTTGGGCTTGCAGCAGTGTTCCCGTTTGAAAACAATACGTCGATTATCTGATCTAAAAAAACATGCCCATCAAAACTACCCTTGTCAGCTGTTGCGGCCGCAGCCGTGGAGCTATACGAAAATGGTATCTGGGTAAGATTTAACCCTGCGCCAAACAATTCCCAGGCGATTTCGAGTCCAGGAAATTCCGCCACCTTTCCAATTGATATTCCAAGCCCACCAGCGAGAAAGTCCATAATGACTTTTGCGGTTGATACCTGCGCCGTTTTTGTCACAGATCCCACTTTATCTGTTACCGCAGCTTGAACTTCCCATGAGTTAGATGAAGATGCGGATTTGATGAATGAAACGTCAAGCGCAAAATTGTTTGCGTATCCGGACATATCAATGGTTGTCCAAGTAGAATCCGTAGTTTTTTTATATTTTAGGACATAAGCAGCAGTATTGTTGCTGTTTACGGAGGCAACGACACTCTTCAGCTTTATATTGATGTATTCTCCATTCGCATCAGTATTGCCTGCAGAGTCACATCGTTCGCTTGTTAAGGTAATTGACGGCGCAACATATGGATACACAGTAATCGCCTGATAGTACAAGCCCGACAATCGACCTCTGGAATCCCTTACTCGAAGTGCAACATACATTGTCCCGCTGTAACCCAAAACAGCTGAAACGAAGGTCGCATCCCGATAGGATGCCGGCAACGATGACATGCTCGGAGTGATGTACCAATAATATGTTGCTGTCGAAGCTCCGTATTGATTGGATACTGTGGACCCCGTAACTTGTACCTTGCTGATACCTTGGACATAATACGAAAATGGATCCCCGGTGGCATATCGGTTGAATGCGATTCCCGAAACCACCGGAATAACACTGTCAGGCACACTTATTGTAAATGTGTCCTCAACATACCCCAGGTTATTTCCATCCGCGTCATAAGTGGTTACTCTGCAAATTACTGTGCCGGAGACATCATTTGGTATCGCATTAAGCCACGACATAGGCACTGTAAAACTAGCGCTGGTGTCAACGTTGGTATAACTTTGGGTGTACGCTCCAATGCTAAATTTAACGGTGTGGTAAAAACTGGACGATGCCCTGCTTATGTTTACAACCGCTGCGTTGGATCCATCGACTATTACGGATTCCGTAAGCGAAGAAATCGATGATTTGCGAGGGATTTTTGGTAAGGTAACCGCAGCTGTTTGGTTGTATGTTCCAGCACCGACTCCTGTGGCGCAATAGCCTTTAACGTCAACTTCTTTGGAACCATCTGTGTTGTGATAGACTTTAATGCTGGTCTTGGAAAGAATTGTGTACCACGTCCCCGTGGAAAATCCTCGAAAATCAATGACATCGTCCGTTACTTTTGTATCGCCATCCACTGCAATATATACCGAGGCGCCACCATTGTTGTACGATGAAGCATTTGTATCTTCCCGGACTTGGAGCTTGATGTTTATGATGGAGTAATTGCCCGAAATCGACTGACTATCCACTTCAACAGCGATTCGCCCAGAATGCAAACCACCACTAAATTCTGCTGTTTTATAAATTGTATATGCCATGCTTTACCCCTTGCACACTAATGATACATTACCGTTGTCCCTGTTTTCGAACGCAAACGCTCCGTTCCCAAATCCCAGGCTCGACAAAATAACAGCATTATCGATATAAAGTTTGGAATCACCAGATTCACCAGTTGGGTTTTCAAGATACGCGCCGGCATTTCCATCATCATCAAGTAAAGACAATCTCGTTCCAAGTAATTGTAGCTTTGGTCCATCACCGCTTGTGCCAAGTATCAGTCCATCATCCGCAGAGAAACTTAAATATTGACTTAGCCCAGATTGAAATGCAACTGAAGAATCCACGCCTGACAACCAATCGGCAGAATCCGAATCAAACATATTTAGCGATAATCCTGTAGCTGTTATGTTCCCCTGGCTGTCCACTTTGAATTTGTCGCCACAGCTTATTCCATTTGCGCCAATGTAAACGCTGCCAGTTTCCCCTTCGTTAATGGTGCCGAACACACTTGTCCCTTTGGCAATATAAGCATCGCCTATCGTAAAGGCACCAATTACTCCTTCGACAGCGTTCAATAACCCACCCACATCAATGCAACTGACAGCTAACTTATCAGCGGTAATCGCACCAGATACAATGTGATTGGCAAGTATGGACTCAGCTGCAATCTCCTCTGCTGTTATCGATTCTGCAACGATCCTGTCAGCGGTGATTGTCCTGGGCGTGAGCACGGCGCCATCAAGCGAGTCAACGGCAGTAGAGACTAGTTCACCATAATTATTCAATGCGAACAGCAATCCACCTTCCGCGCCACCTATCAACAGTCTTTCAACAGACAGCGTGCCGGCATTGATTTTATTGGCAGACAAGTCTGCAATCAAGGCATTCGTAATGGCGGCTTCTGCAATTTGAGCAGTTTTGATAACGCCCTGATTTGCGATTACAGCGTTCAAGAATCCATTGTCAACAGTGGCTATCTTGCTAGTGATGAATTCTGCATCGATGCTTCCAGCAACAAGTGAACTGATTTCGGCAACGTCGATTTTTGCGGATCCAATAGTAGCTTCTTCAATTGATGCATTTATGGCTTCAATCACGTGTGCCTTTAATATAGCTGCAGATATTTCAGTAACGTTCGCTAAGTCAATTTTCGCGAAATGGGCATCCAGATATGAAACATCAATTTGATTCGCTTCAAGTGTGCCAATACGCGCTGTGGCAGCGACTAGATTTTGAATCGTCGCATAGGTTATTTCGGCCTCTTCGACCTTAAGCCTATTTACAAGTGCGTCCTGGACAAACAGCAAATCGGTATAAATCCGTTCAATTTGTTGAGCGACTGGACCTTTGGATTCAGTGGATGCATCGGTATCGGTGGTCCCTGGTGACGTGATTCCGGTGATGAGCCCACCATCGAATTGCTGGGTTATCCCGAAAGCCGGAATACTGAAGGTGTTCTCGCCATCAATTACAGCCAGTAGATCCCATGGTTCAAGTCGATTGTCTCCTAAAAATGTGACTGTCCCAGGTCGATAACTGTATCCTTCAACTTTTGGGTACATAACATCGAACATTGCCTGGGTCATAAATGGATTGTTGACCAAGATGTTGGGTGTTCCATGGCTGTACGCAACTTCTGAGACGCTTTCGCCTTCTTCGTCCTCAAATCCGGATGATACAACCACTTTTATTCCAGTACAGGTGTAATCCAAATCGTTTACTTCGGGAAAGTCGTAATATCTGTCACCCGTCAATGTATAGTCCGGAATTGTTGGGAACGGTGCGATTACAATGCCACCATTCGTATCTTCGGTCGCAAATCCGCCAAGTAAACCAGCGATATACCCAAGCATTTCCCTGTGCAAGTACCCTTTTGGCATTTGTTCTATTAATCCAGTCCCCGACAAACCACCAATTAGCGATATTCCAATCCCGGACTGGGAGCTGATTTCAGCAAGAACCGAAGATATGGTTGCCGGGTAGGACAACCCACTAAAATACCCTTCCGTCATCTTTGAAGTGATTCTTCCATTTGCTATAAAGTTCGATGTGTTCCGTCTGGTCTTTGGTGCGCCAACCGTATAATATCCCATTGAAAGATACTCAACAGAGCCGTCTACCAGCAAACCCATTTCGAGCTTCAGTTCCTTCCCCTGAAGACCTTCCACGCAGTTGTCAATTGTTACATCAATATATGGAGAAAAGACCGCGCCAGGGGCAAATACACCGTCAAATGTCGCACCTTGTGTGAGCGTTATCTGCTTGATGTCGCCTGATACCGGAATGCCGTTATACAAGAATCTAGCAAAAAATGTTCTAGTATCCTGGTTGATTGCAGTTATGTAATTGGCAGATGCATTTCTCATAATATTCCTCTACTGCTGGGTTACACTGACGCTCACAGACTGGTAATAATAGATGCCGTTCACGTATCCCTTATGCTCTTTTTGGATTGTGCTTCGATAAGCGGTCATGGTTTGTGCACCGTCGTTGTCCCGAAATGTGATCTGGAAGAACCCAGGGACAAGATTTTCTCTGATCACTCGAAGTTCATCTTCAGTGACCATGGTCCACTCAATATCAAGTGTCTTCTTCTGAGCTATGACATCGCCAACCATCTTTCCACTGTCAGCGGATCGTCCCGTATTTGAAGACCAGATGATTTCGTCTGTGCTTGTCACTTTCGACGGTTCGGGCAAATTTACAGCACCGACGGATAAAGTCGCCATACTATCCCTCCTTAGATGTTAATTGGACATGTTCCAGTCGCTTTGGTTCTAGCGTTGATTTCCCTAACTACCATATCGGTGACCTTGCGCCCGCTCATGTAGACATCAAGATCAAGCGCCTTGATTGCCGCCAGTATTTCACGCAATACACGAACGGCATCTTGATTGTTTCCATTTCCTGCGAGTGCTGCGGCTTGTTTGGCCATCTCCAAGAGTTTGTTTTCAGGGGCAACCACTTCTCCATATCGCCTGTTGTCGCCAATCATGGCCAGTTGTGGAGTGTTCCGCTTGACATAGCCACCCTGGGCAAGTTTAGGATACTGGATGTAGCCAGCATCTTTGTGGCCTGGTATCTTATTCCAGAATTTAATGATGCCGTTGATGGCATCGATTATCCCACGTATGATACTTCTCAAAAGTGAAGTAAAACCGTCTTTTAACTTGAGTGCCACTTCAGCGGTTTTATTTCTTAGCCCATCCCATTTTGATTTTATTGAACTGAAGGTGTTGCTCACAGAACCAGAAATGGTCTTGACCGCCTTGCTGTTCTTGATTGCATCCCATTTTTTCGAAAGGGAATCAAACGCGTTATCTTTCACTGCTTTAAGTGTCTTGACGATGGTGACCGCTGCTTCTTTCAGATCTTCCTTCTCGTTGTCCCACCATTCCTTTGCTTCATCCCATTTGTTGGATAAGGCGTCTTTTATGCTGTCAATGGTAGGAATTTTGATTTTGGGCATTTTAATTTTTTCTTTGAACCATTTTTTAAGGGTCTTATATTTATCGATGACCCATTTGATGGCTTTGCTCATTAGCTTGAAAGCTGCTGCAATATCCTTAATATTTTTAATAATTGCCGCCCCAAGCACCTGTGCCATTGGCTTGAATACGTGTTTAATTAGCCACAATGCAATTGGCCTGATAAAGTCCAGAACATCAGCCAAAAACTGAAAAGCTGCCGCAAGCATATCAATCACAATAGGAGCTAGTTTATTCATAACCCACTTCCCGAGGGGTTTTAGAACTGCCTTGTAAAAAGCGGCAAAAGATTTTCCCGCCGATTTTTTGAGGTTTCCGAATGCTTCCTTTAGCCTGCCTATATTCTTTTCGTATTTTTTTGCGATTTTATCAAGAAGCGCATTTCTTTTTTTTGTTTGCGTTTCAGGTTGTGAAAAATCTGCGATTGATGACGCCCCGGTGCTAATCCCTCCGGCACCACTACCTGAGCTGGTACTGGACTTCTCAGAGAGCTTGGTGATTTTGTCAAACCCCATCAACTCCCTTGCCGCCTTCTTTACTTTGGATGCTGTTTTTTTAGCCGCGGTACCAACGCCATTCACAGCTGAACTTGCCGTATCAGCCGATTTCGCCATTGACGACATTGAAGATGATCCCGTGGCAGAAGCATCTCCAAATATCTTGGCTGTCCAAGTCTTAAAAGCATTGGCCAGCTGACTCAAACGTTGCATTAAATAGTTGATGATCTTAAGCACGGGAGTGAGGGCATTGATAAGACCTTGCCCGACGCTTGCTTTGAAACTATCAAACTGAAGTTTTAGTATTCTAGTCTGATTGGCCCAGCCATTTTGAGTTCGAATAAAATCACCAGATGCCAAAGAGAGCTGTTGCTGAACAAAGGCATATCGCAAGGCAACCTTCTCTTGCTCGGTCATAGCGGCGGTAGTCTTCCCATATCCATTGGCCATGGCATATTGATCCAAGCTTGCCTGGGTCATTACCACTCCAATATCCTTAAGGGTTTCTGTCTCGCCGGTAAAAATGCTTTTCAACTTTATGAAGGCTTCATCCTGATCCATATTGTAGAAGGATGCCATATCACCGGCCAGACCAGTAATCGTTGCGCTCATGTCATATGCCTGCTTCTCAGTAAAGCCAAATGCCTTGGCCATCGCGCCGGTTGTTCCCATGTATTTCTTCGCCATAGTTTCAGACAGGCCAAATGATGAAGCCGCATTTCGGGCAAAATCATCAACCTTCTTCGACATTGTGGGGAAGGATACGTTCACCACGTTCTGCACTTCATTCAAATCTGATCCCAGTTTGACGCAAGACGCAGCGAAACCAGCTACCGCCTTGACTGAAAATGCAGCCAGAAAAACGCCGCCCAACTTTTTAGCTGCGGCTCCAATTCCACCAAGCTGACTGTTGAATCCCTTTTTATTAATATTTAGATCAAGGTCAACGCGACCTACTGAATTGGACATTCACTCACCCTCATTTGGCCATTGCAATCAATGCCTGTTTTATCTGTTCCATAGCACCATCAATCTGTTCAGGTGATGCCATTTGTGCACGTCTTCGGAACCATTCACTCCGAATACGATTTTCTTCTTTTCCAAAATTTTTGATTATTTCTTTGTCCGTTTCAGAACGGATGGACACAATTCGTCCAAGTATAGTTTCCGGTCCAAGTCCCGCTATCATTGCCTTAAACTCATCCCATTTCATTTTCTTGAAATCTTCCGAGTAAATCCGAATGCCGTATTGGGACATCAAACTCGATACAATCAAATCAAAATCATCGATTATGCTATACCAGGACTCTGCAACTCCCCCGGCTGTTCTTCCTCTTCGTCCGTTCCGGTGACTAGATCCATCGCTGCTTCAACGACAGTCGCAAAGTCTTTCGCTTTAAGGTCAATTTTTTGAAATTTTTCTCTGCTCCCATTCGGAAAAAGTAAATCGAACAATTCCATAACTTCCGAAAGCGTCGGTTCATTGGTCCCTTCCATTACACCCATGACCTTTAAAAGTGTAATAGCATCATCGTTTATAACAAATTCTTCGCCCTTGATAACCAAGATTGGTGATTCGTCGAAGTTCAATTTGTCGGTAATATCAATCCGTTTCATAATTCCTCCATAACAAGAAAGGGACCGCATAGAGCAGCCCCCTCATCGTGTATCACTAAACCGCTGGCGTGATGGTCGGTTTACCGTTGGACATCACTTCAAATTCAAGTGGTCCAACGGCGGTGGATTCTCCAGATCCGCAAGCAGTGACATTGAAAATGGCATCGGCGAACAGGATTTTTGTTCCATCCGCAAACGTCCATTCAAAATTGCCTTGAGCGTCAGTGCCATTGACCAGTGCCTTGCCAGCGACATAATCGTTGCCCACATCGCCAAAGTTTCTTTTCCCCTTGACGGATATGGTAACAGATTTCGCTGTCATCAGGCGTCTAATCCAACCTTCAGTGTTGAATGGAGTCCACTCCTCGACACCGTTGTCGAAAGAAACATCAAAGCTCTCCATGTCGCTGATTGCATTGGTTGTCCCTGTGGCTCCCGCTTTGAACTGGTTCTTATGGCAAGGGAAAACTCCAGTAAATGCTGTCATTCTTCTTCCTCCTTCTTGTAATATAGATCAAACGTGATTACTCGCTCATAGACTCCATTATCATCTGTCCCGACGTCTTGCGGCTCGGCCACGGTGAGTGTTAGAAAATGGACGAAAATCCCGCTTATTTGAATGTTTGTTTCGCTTCTCAGCTTTTGGAATAAGTCAATGGCTGCATCTTCGGTTTCCTTTGCGTTATTGTTCCAATGAATCAGCAGGGATACGCTTTTGACTTCATATCCATTGTTTACAAATCCACCTAGGCACTCTCGCGCATGACCCGATAATGACCCCTGATATATTCCTATTGATTTTTCTTGTTTGTTGTCCAGTTTTCCGACGTAATAATGTTCGGCAATTTCGTAAGACTTAATCCAGTCTTTCACACCTGAAAGGTTCATTATCATAGCCCGGCATGCCTCCTATAGTGCCTCATAAAGGCTTTTTTGCAGAAATCCTGCTTCCGTCCGCCATCCAACCAGTCCTCGTACCATCCTCCCCTCGCATTAGGGTTTTCCTCTTTGCTGAAGTTATATTCGGGGTGATAATATAGTCGCCTGGCGTATGGTGTTGAGGAAATCAATTGTACAGTTCCCGCATCGGCAGATTCAACACTCACAAAGGTCTGGTCATTCTGAAGTATGCCTTGCTTGTAAGGTAATACCTGTGCCTGAGTGACATCTGTTAGAAGGGATTCTGCCGTATCTCTAAGCGCTGCAACCTGTGCTCTTGACAATTGGCGGATCTTATTCAGGTTCGGCTTAAAGGTGCACTTCCCGTTCATATGATTTGGATCTCCGTGAAATTCACAGTACCGTCGGGGTTCCGTTTCTTATACCCTTGCAGAATGTTCCTCTTGAAGCCGGAAATAGTTATTCGTCCAGACGTGATTTCCACAACATCCGGGCATAAATCACCTTGAATTAGGAATGTACCCGTCAGCTGCACACGTTTCTGTTCTTTGTCAAAGACTGTTTTGCCTCCGGACTGGTAGTTGCCATGGGTTGAGCCCTGAAAAGCGATTGTGGGGGCTCCCTCTTCGGTAAGCCCCTCACTATAAATCACTATATCAGCAGCAGTCTTGCACGCCCACAAGGGCACGATAGAAGGGTATCTCAATACACCACCCCCTGGCACAATCCTGACTGTTCGAGCAACTTGTATATGTCCTTCTTGATTGCTATGCCGCTCCTCACCATGACGTTCCAGCTATTGCCGAAAGACATGCTTACACCATTTATTGAATAGCTCTGAATTACCGATTCAATGACATCCTGATTTGTATACTCGAAATCTGCAAGCTGGCAACAAACCTCTTGGATCGTCTCCTGCTGAAAGTCTGTTAGCGTTTCAAATCCTCTCGCTACAATCCGGTTATACGTCAAGGCATCAATGTGTCTGCTGGCCAATTTCAAAGCCTTTTCGCAGTCGGTTGATGGAATCAAAGTTCCCTTGTAATCAGTTGCATAATAAGTGGCATCAGCATAAGGTGTATACATTCCTACTCCTCTTTCATCTCTGCTTCATCGGCATTGGGCTGGACAACTTCAGCCTCGGCTTTCGCCCCTTTGGATTCCTTGGGAGCCTTAGGCTCTTTAGGTTCTTTGGCCTCGGCTTTCACCTTCTTGGCCTCATACAACAATCCTACTGTTCTCATTTGTCAGTCCTCCTTAAGCTCCAGCTTTTGCGTGCAGATAGATACCTGCAACCTTGTTGCGATATACATCGACAAGGCCGTATTTTCGGTACTTGGAGATGTATGCATCGCTGTCCGGGTTGTTTTCCGGAGCAATAACGTCACTCGCCACGTGCTTATCAAATTTGATGATTGCCGGTTTGTGGATGATCATGAAATTGATGTCGCCCGCTCCCGTTGCTTTTGCATAGTGGCCCAGTTCCTCACCCGCTGATTTGCCGTCTTTCAGGTCAATAGCTGTGTAGAATCTTGCCTGGGGAACCTTTTTGACTGCTGCAAAAGAACTCAGTACTTCTCGGCTCTTGGTTGTATCCAGTGCCATTACACTGTTGACCAAGGTTGGGGTTGCGTACAGATATCGGTTCTCTTCAGGAACCTCGTCCTCGTCCATTTTGGTTTTTGCAACCAGAAGAGCTGCAAGGAAAGCCGCTCCATCTGCAAGGGATGCGGGGGTCGCTTTGGAAATGCCAGTGATTCCTGCAAGAGTGGCGAAGAAGAAGGCGTCTGCTTCAGGGCCGACTTTCTCTCTCTGTAGGGTTGCTCCAGCCATGCCAAAAGCGATGTTGAAGGACTCTTGATCGTCCATGGTATCAACAGTAAGTTTGGTACCACGGTCATAATTGAAGGCTGCAGTCTTCCAGATCAGGGAGACGGCGCCGCTTGTGTACCCACTATTTCTGTCATAGTCGCCAAGACCGGTGACTTCAATTTGCGGATACAGGATTTCGTTTGCATTGGCGCTGGCTCTCATCATCGAAGAATCGCTGATCAGGTCAGCAGTGACCGATGCCTCGCGGTAAACCTCATCCAAGAGGTCAGTGTAGTTTTTAGCTAGTGCAATAGAATTTGCCATGTGTTATATTCCTCCTATTCTTTTTTATCTTTGAGACCCATTACCCTGCGCAATGTGTCATCTGCTGTACCGGCTCCACCTTTGCCTGGTTCTCCACCAATTTTCTTGAAGCCTGGTTCGGATTGCTGTCCGGTCCCTTTGAGGGATGGCACGTCTGTCAGCACCTTCTCAACAGCTTCTTTTAGCTTAGCGTCGTCGATTTTCCCATCCGTAACCACGTCTTTCATATCTGCGAGCTTCAGGATATATGGCATTGATTTCATGTCAATTCCCAGTTCAGACGCAAGGCCAAAAGACTTGACTTCGAGTTGGGCGTCAACAACAGCCTGTTTGGCGGATGTAAGTTCATTTTTGAGCTCATCTGGATTGGGTTGGCTCTTTGCTTTGTATTCCTTGAAGCTTTCCACTGCGGTTTTCATTTCCTCTTCGGACAGACCCTGTTGCTTTAAATAGCCAGTCAATACTTGCTTTTCTGTGACAGTCTGTTTCCCGGCAATGATACCGGCCAATTTTTCATAGTCGATTGCAACAGTTTGAGCTGGTTGGGTAGTTGTCCCTCCTGCCGGTGGGTCTTGTCCTCCGCCACCTCCGGCGGGTGGATCTGCATCCATCATTGGCATGAATCGGTTCTCAAAGATTTTACTAAAGATCATGTTGTACCTCCTGTTTTAAGTGTGTCTCACTTTCAAAGTTTTACGTGTGTCTCACATTACAGTTTTAGGGGTGTCTCCCCAACAAAAAAGAGCCTATTTCTTTGGCTCCTTAGGTTCTGATTTACTTTCTTTTTGCTCAGGCGCTTCTTCTGCCACATTGCTGGCTTTAAGCACAACCGCTCTAGCTGGTGTTGCTTCGAAGATATCTCCGGGGCTCCTATACACATCATTTTCTTTGTCGAAGAAGTCCCTGGTTGTTTTCATTTTCACATAACCACCTCCTTTCTGTGCAATAAAAAACCGCCGTTTGGCGGTATTTTTGCTTATTTATCCTGAGCTTTGTGCTGTTCAGAATAACGGTATCCGGAACAAATCATACCCATCATCTCCAAGTATCCCTCTTTTCTAAGCAAGTCTCTTTGAGCATCTGTAGTATCTGGATGTTCCCAAAAGGCATCGATCTCTGCTTCGAGTTTCAACCAATAATCCCAATCCGCTATACCTTTTTGGGTCGCCTCAATCAGTTCATAAACCGTCCTCATCTGCTTACCTCCGTAATAAGTTGATCAAGAAGTTTTGACACCTCATTGTACTGCTGAATGGATGCGGTGGAAAGCATTTTATTTTGAACTGCCGAGTTGAGCCAATCAAGGCGCTTTGTCATTGGAATGCTATGCAATGCTTTTGCAAAGTCAATATCTTTACCGTATAACCCTGCAATTCTGTTTATGCCACGAAGTGCCCGGACCCAAGTGCCATAACTTATAGATTCAGACATTGGGATTTTTTCCAAAGCAGCGATTTCCTGGGTAAGCAGCTCTGTACTACCTTCTTCAATGACTTGGTTTTTCAAGAAATCCTCTTGTGAGTGATAGCTCGCTGAGTGTGCATGGAGAAGCTCATGAAGCAGAATGTACGGTGATGTCTCTGGGCGAGTTGTTATATCACAGGTCCATTCTTTACGGGCCAGCTGTTTCATCTGGTCGTCTACACGCACTTTCCCGCTCCATTTGCTCTCATTCACCGTGTGCTTCGAAGCAACAGCGTCCATTTCTTTCGCTAGCGCATTGATTTCTTCCGGTGTCCGGGGGATTATCTCCTGTGCTTCTTTGAATGATGGGTATTCACTTTTCCTGGATTTCCATTCATCCGCCTTTGCCTGATATTTTACCTGGTTCTCTGGATCAATCGAAAGCGCAGACAGCCGGGAGAAACGATCAAATTGTCTGGAAGCGTAATTCGCGCTCTGCTCTTCCTGGTATGCGTTCTCAGCCTCTTTGATATCCGTATCTGTTGCTTCTTCCATATCGTCTCCCGGGAAATAGGTTGTATGCCCATCTTTGCAGTTTGGCTATTTGGACTATCTCATAACAAAGGTTTATCCTTTGTCCGATGCGCTTCGAGTGGTACATCTCCACTCTACTTCCTTCCGGAATAGTCTCTACACTTTAATATTAAGTAATATCCTCTTTGTATTTCCATATAAAACCGCCTGCCGTGCTCTGTTTTCGACCTTTATGTCTCTCCCCCCGGCACACTACATCTATCGCCATTATCCCGGTTTGCCTAAGGGCCTCACGGTAAGACGGATATTCTTTTATGAAATTACCTTGCAAATCAAATTGAATTACAGGTTTTGAGCCTCGCTTATTTTTTGAAGCGCGATTTAGTTTCTCAATGCTGTGAACATTGTTCTCGGTATATGTTGCCCACTCCAAGTTAGAAACGTTGTTATTGGCCTTATTCCCATCAATGTGATTCACAATCGGGCTATTGTTGGGGTTATCAATGAATGCCTCGGCGACTAACCGGTGAACGTGTTTTGGCTTTACCCGGTTTTCCTTGCATAGTTGAACATATTTATATCCGTTTTCTTTCGTCCCTGGGCTAAGGATGAAATTGCTTTCCCATTCCTTTCCCGTTTGATTTCGGTATGTTCCAACTCTCTTAATTCTTCCTTGGTCGCTTACTTGATAAACTCCTTCGTAGCCTACAACATCTTTCCAGTTTTCCATGATATTACTCCTTATAATAGGATTATACCATAGCTGTAAAGACATCGCAACACTCACTTAATATTCTTAGCACGGGATTGGGCATTGCCGTTCCCCGTTAGCACATAACTATTTTTTTTGTTTGTTATGCACACCGACTTTGTAATGTCGTTCACATCGTTTTACTACCACCCAAACTTTTCATTCAATGGTAGAGCCCTGCGGCTATTGCACTACTTAGTAGCGGATAAGGTCCATCCCTGGCTGTTCCGCCACTCCAAACATCATCGATGAACACCTTCCCGACAAAGGGCATGCAGATTGTACAAGGATTTCCACGTTTATTCACAATAACAGTGGTGATTCCATATTCCTTTCGCTTTTCACCCTCACCGGTTAGCTTTGCACGTTTGGAAGCGGTCCTGATGCACATCTTTGAATAGTTCGCTGGTGTATGCCTGGCACCATTCTTATACTCAATACAGTTAATGCCAGCATCCAGATAATCCTTGGTTGCCATGTCAACAGCCTTTTCATAGGTTCCGGCACCTGTGTTTGCATAGACCTGAGCCTTGAAGATGATCTGTCGGTACTTGTCATTACTCATCCTGAGGATTCCAGTCTGAGCGGTTTTCATATCATTGACTGTTGCCCTACTCAGCGCCCCCAGTTTGTGCGTATTAAGCTTAAAGAACTGCTCATGAGAAATTGCCCCTGACCCGCTATTGCCTGGCCGAAAGCCACGTTTCATGGCTTCCATGATTTTGATTTCTTCTTCCAATCCTCCCGTCTCTCTTGCTTTGGCGATGATACCATCAATTGATGCATTCATTTCCTTGAAAGTCTGTGAGAACTTGGTAGCATTTTCTTGCCTGTAGATTTTAAGGGACTTCAGCTGCTCTGCCTGCCACATTGACCACTGTTTATTTTCGCTGACTTCTTCCACCCGGTGCCTTTTCATGTTCCGGATCATGGAGGCCATCAACTCATATTCAACTGCCTCAAAAGCTTTACCGATATCATACTCGTTCATCATTACTGTGTACCTTGAAACCGTTTTGCTTGAAAAGCCTTTTCTCTTGTTTTAGCTGGGTAATGCTCTGGCACTTAATGTTTACGAATTCACCATACCCATGCTTTTCCACAGCATAGATTCCGAAGGGGACACGTTCCTTGGCAATCTCCAACATCTCAAGAAATTTCTTTCTGGGCATCTCGTATATTTTTTTACCTAGTTTCACTTTCATATTCATCAGGAAACCTCCTCAATAAACGAAATGGCTTTATCTTCAGGAACACCTAATGTACTTACCGCCATTGATATAGCAGCAGAACGTGATAATTCGCCGGACTTTTGGGATTCGACTATCTTCAATAGCGCCTGAATCTGAGCACCATTCAAAGTTCTAATGGCTGACTCGCTTCCAGCTGCTGGTTCGTTGCCGACTCCTGGCTCAGTTGTTGCCATTACGCCTTGTTCTGTCTTCAGCCGGAGAACCTCGGCCAGTTTCCATTCTTTATCCTTCGTATCACCGTAAAGTTCTTCAACGGAGGCTTCGATACTGAGTATCCCTCCGGTACGCCCTTTCGATATAGTCTCAATTTGGCTCTCAAATGACGGATTCGCATATTCACCAAAGGGAAAATCCACCGTAAACTCTTCAACGGTTTTTTTCTTGTGATATTCGTTATATGCGCGGATTGCGGTTTTAATTACATCCGGAATGTCCTTTTGCAGAGCTCCCACAATTGCGTTCCTGGAATACAGCGTCGCCTTTTCCTTTTCCCTCTGCGCTTCCGCATTGTCCAGCTTTTTCATGTCAATTCCAAGGGTGGACGGGCTAATCAGTCCTTGCAAACAAAGATCTAGCGCTGTACTGTAGGATGTCAGCATGCCTTCATAGTCAATTGTTGGCTGCTCAGTTTGGATCTTATTAGTTCCGTTTTCTTTGAGATCATCGCCAATGGCTATAAACTGATTATCAAAGGGATTAGCCTTCATAAGCTTGCCAGATTTCGGGTCTCTTGGAATAAGGGATTCAGGGATGTACTGTTTTATCTTGCCAGCGCGAAACGCCGCCATCCACTGAGACCATACTTCATCGAAAGCATCAAAGTTGTCTACCTTGCGGTCGAAAATGCTCTGCCCTCTCCCTGGCCATTTCTGGCTTTTAAAAACTCTGATTGGTACCGCGAGCATATAAGTGCCTCTAGTACCTTTATTGCCTTCTGAAGATTCCGTATAACCACCAAAGCTGTAATCCGCCATTCCAGATGTTTCAGGGATAGATGCAAGGTCTATTTCTCTGCCATCCCGGTACAACTTGTTTCGGATATAGCCATATCCATATGTCTCTTGGAGCTCATAAGTTTTACTGGCATGAGTGTAATATGTCTTGAAAACAATCTCCTGAAGGCGCCCACGTTTGATGACGTAATCCACCCGATCACCAGGATAAAACTCAATAATTGGATACTCTGTTATGCTCGGATCAAAAGAATATTTGTATGCACCATCACCAATATGAAGCGTCTCCTTCAAATCGGATTCCAACTCCTCCATGAAGTTGTTGTCCTGATCTATTTTCTTCCAGAGCTCGGCATACGTCTTTGCTTTATCATCAAATTCGATGCTATTCGCATCAGCTAGAGTAATGTCTACCAAGGTATTGACAATGAGGCTAGGAAGCCCAGTGTGCGCTTTCCTAATCTCAAGCCCTGGTGTAGACTTCGCTGCCCAAAAACTTTGACTATATAGGCCGTTGGACGCCAGTTGTTGATGAAGTTGTTCGAGCTCATTGGAGTCACCACGGTACCAAATTCGGTTCTTGGCAGCATTTGTCTCATAGTCCATGGCCTCGGTTACTCTTAATTCTCTTGTGCCTGATTTTTCAATCTCAAGAAAGCTTCTAATTCCTGATTTCATCTTCTCAACCCACCTCATTATTTCTTCACGCCCTCCCTGGCTTCAGTTCGTCCAATTTTATCCTTGAATGGCAGCCAAGCATATTGCCTTGCATTCGTCAAATGATCATTCCTGTCTTCCGGCTCGTTCTTGTCCTCTTTCCAGCTATACAAATTCATCTCCCTGATTGTCTCGGTGCAGACATCCACAATCAAAGCATCTTCATGTGCCAGCCAACCACATTCAAGATTGATTCGGTCAAGAATCTGCGTTTTCTTCCAAGAGCCCTGAAATGTGTAGGTAAGGCCATTCGCTTTTTTATATTTCTGGCATTCAAGTAGTGTGCCTTGATCTGCATTATCAATAAATACATGCCTTGCAAAGCCCCATCCTAAGCCGCCTTCATTAACCGGTGTTCTGCACTTCTCCAAAAAATCAACAAGCAGCTTCGGTATATCAGAAGGTGTGAGTGGTACTTTCCTGTCTTTGTTGTTATATGCCTGCTCAGCCAGGGTAACTTTCTTCCTGGTATCGGTTATTCCCTCAAACACAAAAGCAAACTTGTCATCGCTGGTCTGGCTGTACGAGGTGTCAACACCACAGCTGAAAATAATATAGTTCATTCCGGCTGCTTGTTTTGTCGTGATGATGTTCTTTGGTTCCAGGTTGAATACGAGGCCTGTCGCCCGTCCTCTCAGTCCTAATATCTTGTTTTTATACAGCTTTGTCCCAACAGGCACATTACCAATGATCTGATCCCGCTTTTCCGGTGTCAGCCCGGCGTTGTGATCAAAAGAAAAGAACCAGTGCACCCATCCGGGCTTTGGCTCTTCGTTTAGCATTTGATTCAGTTCTTCCGGCGCATCCTTTTCGAATTCAGGTAATGGCCGGCTGTGGTTGATGTATTCCTTGTACACCGGCAAATCCGGATCATCCGGGTTTAGGGTTGCCATGAGATAGTCACAGCGCATGCTGGTCTCTCGGATATAGTCCATGTCGGCGACGTTGATTTCATCGATGAACACACAGCCATTCTGTGAGCCTAGTGTTTTCTTCCAGCGCGCCTTATCCCCATAACCCAGAACATATATGATCTTATCCTGGTAGGCAAGATGTGGTAAGTTTTCCTTGCCCCGCCCAGATGGATTGTACTGGACCAAATCCCCAAACACATCCAAGATGCCAAGGTCTTTGTTGATAATATTCTTTTCGATGGTTCCAAGATCAAGCCCCGCAATGATGTGCTGTTTTTTAGCACTTTCCTTGACCATGAGCATGAACTTTACAATGCCGACCGTTGTTTTTCCTGCATATGTTGTCATGTCCCTTCGAGAAACTCTACCGGGGATTTGTGTTTCAGAAAAGTTTTATATTTTTCCGATAGTAGAAATTGTTCACTCAAAGGGATGTCACCCCCTTCCGCGAGGACGTCTGTTATTGGATTGCTCCTTCATTGTTGCCCATCTACAGTTTTCTGGGCAATATGCACCGTTAACATCTATCCGATCGATTGTAAGCGTGTCCTCGTAACCATGAGTCAACGCCCAATCACGAAAAGCAACAAAATCAGTTTCCCATTCAGTACAAACCCTGATTCCTCTTCCGCCGTAAAAAGCGTAATTTGTGGCGGCTTGATTATTGCAACGCTTTTTTATGCCTTTCCAGATATTATATAGTCTGGTACCTCTGCCACCGTGCTTCAAAGCGTTGGCTTTGTTCCTTTGCGCGGCTTCTGGAGTAGCAGATATCTCGCGATTATAACAACCACAACTCGTGGTGCCTCCGCTTGTTAGGCTTTTGGCCATAATGGACTTTTGCCTTCCGCATGAGCATTCACAAAGCCATTTAGGCGCATGTTTGCCGCTTTTCGGATATATATAGTCTTCATCTCGTTCAATGACAGTCAAGCGGCCGAACTGCCTGCCAGTCAAATCCTCTAAGGTTCTCCACATCACCAAGCCTCCTATTTTTCTTTAAGCTGCTTTATTATATCATCAAGCTTATTATTATTCACGTTAATGCCACCAGAGAGGCTTAATTTGTCCTCGTACAGACCGTAACGTTTGCCAAGAAGCTCAGCTGCCTTCAAGCGGTCTTTGGCCCCTACCTGCTTATCCCTGAGCCTTTGTTCCCCATCTCCAACAAACATCGGGACCTCTTCGGACTCTTCCCCACGGAGAATGGCAGTCAGGAACCGCAGGACCTCATCCTGACCCGCGATCAGCGCTGATTCCTTCTCTGCCATGCGTGAGTCAATCGCACTTCGAATATCAAGTTTTGACAAGTTTTGTTGCCCGATTCTATTTGCGGTTTTCCGGGAATACCCCGCTCTTATCGCCGCTGCTGTGGCGTTCAAATCAATCAGGTATTCATCGACGAACCGCTTTTGTTTGTCCGTCAGTTTCATGTTTATCCTCCAGCGCCTTCCTGCCGCAAGCTTTGCAGTACCCCAGGCGTTCCTTGCCATGGGTCACAATAATCGATACCGCTTTGTCGCATCCCGGTGTGGCGCAAATTTTTAATTTCTTTTGCATAATTCATCCCACGAAAAAACCGCCCGATAAGGCGGCCTTTCCTGCATTAATATATTTTTTGTCAGTTCTCTATGCTAACATATTACCACACTTTTTCTGCGATTTTGCACCATCTTTTGTTTTTTACATCAACAGCAACCTTTCAGCTAAATATTTTATCATTCTAGCTTTCCAACGGCTGAAGGTATTCCGGCCTGTATAATCCGGATAAGGTGTCCGCTTGACTATTTTGTCCCGGATGTCCTGCCTGTATTCCACCGGGATGATGCTGAAGGCCTCATCCACAGCATTCAGCTTGATTGATAGAAGCGCCCGTTCGATTGCTTCACACTCCACCGCTTTGCCTGGGCATCTGGATCTAGGTTGGCCATCGGGGGGTGGCGGACTGGAATGCAGAAGACCTTCGTACTCTTCATGCAGCCTGTCGTACCCCCTAATGATTCTGATGCACTCGTCCCAAATGTCTTTCGGAACTGTGTACTGCTTTTCGCTCATAACGTCACTCTTACCCTTGGAACCTTTTCAAGCGTTTTTAGAGTCTTGTACTTGCCATACTGCCATGGCTCAAAGCCGGCAGCCTTGGCTTCATTCAGCACGTCTTCTACTGTGACTGTCTGCTTTTTTTCTTTTGGTTTGACTTCAGGCTTAAGGCTATTGATCCGCTTAAGCTCATACTTGCATTCCGGGCAAGTTTGCTCGTATCCAATTGGTTTGAATTCCGCTCCACAAAGCTTGCAGGTTCTGGTTTTGTGGAGCTTTGCTTCTTCTCGCATTTTCTTCTGGTATTCCTTTTGCAACTGGTACATCCGCTTCTTCTTGCATTCAGAGCTGCATGATTCCTGCTTCTGATGTTTTCTATCAACCTCAAACTCTTTTCCACAAACAATACAGGTCTTTGTCATCTTTTGAAATTCCTCCTGTCAAACAACCATGCCGGATCTAAATCGGCTGCTTGTACCGGTTCCAGCATTGCGGCTGATATGTAGAAACACACTCCGTTCAAACTGCATTTTTCGAGAAAATAATGATTTCCTGAATGGCATCTTTTGATTTTGAATATCCCGCTCTTGAAACGATCCATACGTGTCGAATCGTAATGCAGTCCCCCGTACATTTCCCCGTCCTCCAGATCGTCCCGGAACTTAACCAAGTCACCGACTTTGTAGGTATTTGTCATTTTGCTCTCCTCTCGAATTTTCGACACCATCCGCTTCCGTCGGGCTTGATGAACACGCGGCTCAACCAGCAATACGGATCCTGGTATGGGTTCTCTCTCCCGATCAAGTATGTGCATGCGGCACAGTGGCCGGGTATCTTACGCTTTTGTTTTGGCATCTGTCACCTCCAACGATTCGATCTCGATAACGATTCCGGGATACTTCTCAGACCACATCTTTTCAACTTGCTCGATGCATACCTGACTGTCATCCTTCCAGAACCCCAAATCAGTCATCACGTCCTTGAGTAGCTTCTGTAGGTTATCCAAGTCCGGCTTTGTCGACCGCCATGACCCTTCAGGATGTTTCAGCGAGTAGAATCTCCAACTGACCGATAACTTCAGCGGACCAGTCAAAATTTTAGCCGGAACATGTTTGCTGAAATGTGCCATCAACTTTGACCTGGCCGCTGCCAACTCCGGAGGCTCATAGAAAATAGGTTTGCCTTTCACAATGCGCACCTTCTTTTCCTGGTGTGTGCAGCAAGGCGGATCCATGGGAACGTAAAAGTTAATTGTTTTCATTTTTACTGCCTTCCATTATTTTACATTTGCGTTGAGAGGGAAAATTTCATTAAGTCACTGGTTAGGGGGAGGAGTCGTCGTGCGAGAGCTTACGCACGACTACTTACCCCCAGCGACGAGCGGGAGCGAGGGAAGAAAAAAGTTTTATATTTATATATATGTTTTTTTCTTCCCTCATGTTTTAGGGAAAATAACATGATTTTATGTTTTTTTCCATCCGCGCGTTTGAAACTGAGCAGGGAAGAAAATAACTTGATTTTATGTTTTTTTCTTCCCTCAAGGATTTGAGGGAAAAGGGAAATTTTATGTTTTTTTCCCTCACTTCTTTCGTACAAAGCCATCTTCAATCTTGTATCCGCCATGCTCCATCACCCAATTCCGTACTGTCTTTTTTGTCTTGTCCAGGTACTCGGATAGGGCTTCGATTGTCACTTGCTCTTCATCGAAAACGCACAGGTTGATTGCCGTCTCCAGCTCCATCTTCCGACTCAATTGTTTCTCTTCCTTCGGCTTTCTCGACTTGATCGCCTTCTTCCATGGCGGGGCTTCCCCCTCCGCATCAACGTCTTTTAGGACCCCGATTTCATCCACCTGATGCACCGGATGAGTGAACCAAATATTGATTGGGGACATCTTCGGAAACTCTCTAAATGTGCCCTCGATTCGCCAAGCGGTGAACGTATCGACATACTTTCCTTTGGCGGCGATTTTGCTTTGAAGGGCCCGAAATTTCGGTTCTGGAAGCATCGTGATGGCGTGTTTGAGCATCGCTTTCGATGAGCATAAATCATCTTGTGACACGCGGTCTTCCCATGCGGTTTTGCAGTTCTCCTCCAGGGCGTTGATGCATACTTGCACGCTCTCTTCGTTCGTCTTGTTTGTCAGCATCTCCTCGGTCACTTCAAGCTCGATCACATCGATGAGCGCGTCAGGATCCCGGGCGAATACACCTGATCCGGAAGCTCTATCCATGGAGCGTTTATGCCCCTGGTCACCCTTTGAATGATGATGGCAGTAGATGACTGCCGCCCCCAAATCGTTGCATACCTTGTCAAACTGGTTGCAGAAATTCGCCATTTGATCAGCGCTGTTTTCGTCGCCTGTGATGACCTTATAGATTGGGTCGATCATTATTGCTATGTAACCTTTTTTCGCGGCTCTGCGGATCAATTTCGGCGCCAGTTTGTCCATGGGGATGCTCTGGCCTCGAAGATTCCAAATGTCGATGTTTTGCAGATTCTCCGGAGCCCATGAGAGCACACGGTAGACATCCGCGAACCGGTGCAGGCATGACGCCTTGTCCAGTTCGAGATTCACATATAGAACCTTTCCCTTGGCGCAATTCCATGTGAGCCATTTTTTGCCCTCAGCGATGGCGATGCAAAGCTCGATGAGCATGTATGACTTGCCAGCCTTTGAGGGACCCGCAAGCAGCATTTTGTGCCCTTGTCTAAGCACTCCATCGATGAGAGGTGGAGACAGTTCCGGGAGGTTGTCCCAAACATCCGCCAGATTTTCAGAATCAGGCAGATTGTCGTTGATGGACTCTATCCATTCCTTCCATTCATGCCATGACTCCTTGCCGATGTTGGTATCCACCAGGTATTGTTTGTTACCGTTTCGAATGATGCCCGGCATACGGGAAAGCCTCGAAGGATTCCGGTTCTGGCTATCGACTTTGAGGCCGTTTTTCCTGCAAACGTTGTAAAGGTAATCGACTCTTTTTCGATACTCATCATAGTTTCCGGCATCCACACGAACAATGGCATGGAGACTCTTGCCGCCTGAATGAACCAGGCATGCAACGGGCAGCTCCAAATCTCTGATGATGGCATTTTGCTTTTCAATCTCCATCTCATCGGATTCCACCAGCGCGAAACGGTAGTCGGTGACGTTTTCGTTTTTAACACCTTTCCCATCCAGTGGATTGAATCGGATCCATGCGCCTGCCTGCTGATTGTAATCACCGATAATGGCGCCGATGTCCTTCTTGTTCTTATTGAGCAGTTGAATCAGTTCACCAGCTGTGCGGTCATAGTTGCCTTTATTTGGTAGGAATTTACCGTCCTTCTCCCATGTTCCGGTAACATAACCGACGTTTTCAGATGCTTCAAATAGTGTCTCTAGGTATTTGATAAGCTGATCTGCCGGCTTCCATGAATCCGGTTCGGCAACTTCCTTGTCTTCAACCCATGCAGGATTGATAACCTCCAAATCGTCCCGGTCCGCAATGACATCATCCCAGTCAATTTCACGGTCCTCAGTATAATAAGAAGGCTCCCATCCATGTTCCTTGGCATACTGGACGATGGTTCCGGCCGTAACCTTGGCATCAAATCCACCACTGAAAGAGTCCCATTTCTTATCGCATTCTCCGGCATGGTATCTTCCAATGTCCCTACGGCTCCAGGCATCCCAGACATCGACTCCAAACCCCTCTTCTTTGAGGGCCATGCCCACGTTCACCCATTGCTGGTAATCAAGCATTGATGGGTCAATGTATTCGAGGGCTTCTGAAATATTTGATTTTCCTAATTGCTGGTCCATGCGTTAAACCCCCATGATGTTTCTAGTTTAGGTTGATGCGGTTCCGGTGTGTATGTTTGCGGTGAGATCCCTCTTGGAGTTATCCAGCCATTTGATGCTATGCGGTCAATTAGATTCTTGGCACTTTGGAAGTCCCACGTGCCTACATGCTGAAACCCCTTGCTTTCCAGAAATCGAATCTGTTTGGGTGTGGTGAGGCCCTCACTTCTACGAGCGTTCAGGCGGTCAAGTAGCTTAGTAGCCTTGCCTGCAGAATCAACTTCATCGGGGAAGATTCCCATTTTCTCAAGCGATGCAAGCTGGGCCGCTGATGGCGGCATCATCTCCCAACCAAAGCTTGGCGTATAGCTCGCAAGATCTTCAGCCTGAATCGACATCTCGAATTGGAGGGGATCCACGAGTTTTCGCTTACGATGTTTCATCTCCGATAGCTGTTTGGCCAAGGCCATTTCACGCTGTGCCACCACATCCGACTCGGCTTGCGTTTCAGCTTCTTCGATATCTACCGGGCAGCCTGCCACCTGGATGTTCTCGGTCATCTTCTTGGCTACGTCTTCCGATTCACAAATCAGATGTGCCGGATGGCAGAGTTCATGGCGCTCGGTGTGCCATAGAAAATCGAGGAGCAGAAGGTTTTCCTTCCCCGGACTTAATCGGGTACCACGTCCCACCATCTGAGCATAAAGGCTGCGAATCTTCGTCGGCCGAAGTACAACGATGCAATCAACTGTCGGACAGTCCCATCCTTCCGTGAGAAGCATAGAGTTGCATAGAACGTCATATTCTCCGGCATCAAATGCCGATAGTACTTCCGCTCTGTCTTTGCTCTCACCATTTACTTCAGCTGCACGGATGCCCTTTGAAACGAGGATGTCCCGGAACTTTTGGCTAGTTTTGATCAGTGGTAGAAACACCACCGACTTACGCCCTTTACATGTGACCGCCATTTCATCCGCGATCTGTTCCAAATATGGTTCCAGCGCATTGCCCAGATCCGCGGTTTTGAAATCTCCGGCCTGAATAGAAACGCTTGTGAGGTCAAGTTTCAACGGAATCGTCTGCGCTTTGATAGGGCAGAGGTATCCGTCCTTGATAGCTTTGGGGAGTGTGTATTCATATGCCAGGCTGTCAAAAACTTGCCCCAAGTTCTTCATGTCACCCCTGTCCGGGGTTGCTGTAACGCCCAGCACTTTGGCATCGCTGAAATGATCTAAAACACGCATATAACTATCTGATACGACGTGGTGCGCTTCATCAACGATAATTTTGTTGAAGTAGTTCTTTGGGAAAGTTGCCAAACGCTTCGGCCTCATCAGGCTCTGTACGCTTCCAACAACCACTCGGAAGAAACTACCGATGCAGGTATCCTCTGCTTTTTCGACTGCACAACCAAGTCCTGTGGCTTGCCGCAGTTTATCAGCAGCCTGATCGAGGAGCTCCCCCCGGTGAGCCAGGATTAATATCCTGTCACCGGAGGCAACACACTCTTCAGCCAGTTTGGAAAAAACGATTGTCTTTCCCGTACCGGTAGGCAGTACAAGCAGTGTCTTTTGCACTCCCCCATTCCATTCACCAAGAATGGCATCTTTCGCCTGCTCCTGGTATGGCCTGAGTTGCATTAGAACTCGCCCTTCTGGAACCCTGCAGCCGGGGCTTGCTGCGGAGTTAATTGTTCTTTTTCGTAGAACTTTTTGATGTCGTTGAAATCATTTCCGTTCTTTGATTTTTTGACGTCAATTTTGCAGCGACCGGTTGATCCTGTGAATGTCTGCCAGTTCACCTTTGTCGGTTCGCCCTTCTTCTTTTGCCCGATGCTCTTTAAAAATGTGCTCAGCATTCCTTCTGTCTTTGTATGGAAGAACAGGTTGTGTCTCATGGTCACGTAGCCATCCGGAGCTTGTGGATATTTGATTCTCAGTTGCACGATAAGCTTACCGCAGGGTGGCAATTTTTCAGAGCCTTCATGTCTTGCTCTTTCATAGTCTGCAATCACAAATTCATAGTCTCCTGGGGGGAGTAGAATGAAATCGCTTTCCTTTTCAATCACATCATCAAACCCAAGTTCATGATCATCAAACGTTCCCACTTCTTTTGTTGTTGTTTCTTCAAATCCTGACATTTTTTCTTTCCTCCTAGAATGTAATATCTTCTATCCGTTTATCAGTAATAGCTTCTTTGACTTGCGTCCAGGCACCGACCAGCACACCGGCGATGAATTCATCGGCGTAGTTTTCAATTGGGGTGTTGAGCGGATAATATTTTTTCTCGTGGACCGCCGCCTGGATTTCCTCTCTTGTCACTTCCCATTCATCCATCAAGGCGTAAAGTTGCTCCAGTGGTGTCTTTGACGTGACGAATGTTTTATTAGATGTTGAGGGCTGTTTCTCTTCGGCTTTTGGGGTAGGTTCTTCATCAACCTGAGGAGCGGGCGCTTCTTCAACCGACACTGGAACGCCCAGAACTTCTTCTGCTTTGGCCGCTATTTGTTCTGCGGTTGCGCCTGAAGATTGGGCCTGGTCTGATGGGAACAGGGGGATCACATGCGCAATTGAGGCAAATCTGAAATCCAGCTCTTCCGGGAGACCCTCCCGGTTCTTTGCATCCCAACATGGATGGTGCGAAGTGTATATGACGCGTTGTCCGCCACGGGCTTTGGCCTTTTTCCCCTCTGATTTCTCGTCTTTGACAACCAATGTCTTGTAATTGGCAAAGAGCAAGAGCGAGGCCCATTCCTTTAGCATTGGTGATGTCTTTTTTTCGAGTTTGAGTTCCCATCGGTCATATGCGCCCGACTCATCCGGCTGCTCAAACTTCCGCATAATCGCGTGAGCGGTCAAAACCACATTGATGCCGCGGTCCGTCAGATCACTCAGAGCATTGAGCATGCGGCCGAATTCCTCGGCCAAGTAAACGTAGCCTTTGCCATATCCAAAGTCTTCGATGCCGGCTTTGTCATATTTGCCGCAAACGTACTGTATGCAAAGCTTTTCAGCCCAGTCCGCGGTATCGATGATGAGTGTTCTGCAAATGGATGGATTCTGACGTACATAATTCACGTCATCCACTAACATCGCCCAGCTCGTTGGATTTGGAAGTCTCGCCACATCAAGCGATTCCGTGGATCCTTCCGTATCGATGAACAAGGGGCTTGGAAATTGCGATGCAAACGTTGACTTTCCGATTCCTTCCGGGCCATACACGCAGACACGTTGAGGTTTAATTATCTTTCCCTTAGTGATTTCCATTGTCTCCTCCTTTACTCTTCAATCTCTGCATATGCCAGGGCAAAACCAATTAACAGACATGCAATCTTGCTGATTGGTTGATTCGATTCGTCGGCTAGGACCTTAACCGCTGCATGTAATTCGGTAGAAACTTTCAAAGGTTTCATGTAGTCCTCATTGCTGAATGTTTCTTTTTTGATGATTAATTTATCCATTAGAATGTTCCTTTCTCAAATTTTGGTGTTTCTCTATCTGGGGAAACCGAGTATCCATCTTCTATAATGATGGAGCATTCGGAACCAGAGGATACCCGAGTGGCAATAACTTGTAGCCCTTCGCCTTCAAGCCAGGCGCCGAACTCTTTCATGGTCTGCAGGTCCATCTGTTCCAATTTGTCCAACAATACAAAGCCGCAATTGGGGTTCAGCTTTCGAACGATGGCCACCGCCACTCTCAGTTGATCCGAGCTACTTAGGCAATCCCATTTTTGACCCTTATAGACCAGCTCTCCATCCTCAACCGACAACTCGGCAAGGGGCAAGTTCGCACCCGTCAGGAGCTCGATCTTGGCCTTCCTGACTGACTCGATGGAATCTGTCAAGGCTTCATACCTGTTGAGGTATTCTTGTGCGTCTTGATCCGCTTTTTCACGTTCCATGTTGCTTCTGATTTTGTTGTTGATGTCCTCAACAGAGGCGATGTTCGCTTCAAGCTCTTCCGTTGATTCGTCATGAAGATCTTGGGCTGATTTTTTTGCGATATCCAAGTCTGCTAGAATCTGTTTCTGCTTAGCCAAAATTTGATCAAGTTGTTCCTGAATATTTGCAGCCTGCGTTAGAAGAGAATTAACCTGTGCTCTCTTTTTCTGGTTTTCTCCATTTTGGGCTAGGATGGCTTGCTGCTGTTGGATTAGTTCAGAAACCGAGATAAGCTCCTTGGGGGCATCTGAGAAAAACTCCATTTCAGCAGCATGTTTTTGTTTCTGATCCGCGATTTGCCCCATGGTTCGGCGCTGGTTATAGAGGTCTTGCTCTTCTCGTTCCAGCTCGTACAATTTGTCCCCAACTCCGATAATCTGCAAAAGCGTTTTTCCCTTATCCTTGCTGTTTGATTCCATGAACTTTGGAAGGTCTAAGGCCAATTCCGCGATGAACTCGTCAAGCAACTGCTGGCCATTTCGATTCCCAGAAGGATCGATAACCTTCAAGTCCGAGTTTTTCCCGTCTCTTCGAACCACAAGGCCATTTGACAAAGTGGCGTTGATGATGGGCGGTGTGATGCTGTCTTCCCGTTTGGGTTCCGACGGTTTGAACTTGTTCCCACCAAGGACCCAGGCAATGGAATCCAGGACTGATGTTTTCCCCTGGTTGTTGCGCCCCCCGATGATGGTGAGACCGTTTTGGGAAGGCTCTAGCTGCACGGCCTTCACTCTTTTGACGTTCTCGATTTCTAGCTTGTTGATTTTTACTGTCATTTCTTACCTCCTTGACAATTTGTTCGATAAGGCGCACAATATAATTGCTTAATTGCATGGGCGCCTTCGGGTGCTTTTTGCTTTATTTTCTTGGATTCATTTCATCCGTTCCGATCCCATGTTCTACAAACTGTTCCATTAGCCTCATAATTGGCACTGGATCTGTTGATTGGCCAAAGAATCTTGAGACGAATTTCCCCAGGGATACACAATCCTCCCTATCGAGTTCAATTGAAATCTTTTCACTCATGCTATTCCCCTTCCTTTTCTGCTTGCTCCAAGAGTTTGATCAGCTCTTCCGCACCGCCCCGGTTATTCACATAACCGCCCTCATACTCGCGATTGCCGGAGTGATCAACTGCGGCGGTATCTTTCAGCCGATAGACGCGGTACATGGTTTTCTCATTGATTCTGTTTGATTCGATTTTCCATTTTCCTTTCATTGTTCATCCTCCTATTTTCGGGGTCATCATACACCCGTTTTGCCGTGCAATGTGTGCAATTTTCAACACATTTTCAACCTCGCCTACTAACTCAAACTAACTCATAATAATGCGTGATAAAACATTATTCGCCATTGAATATTTCCATTTTTCAGACAATTTGTTTTTAGCTATTTGCCGCTCACCTCGTAGATTTTCACCTGCTTTACTCCATGCTCCAAGGCTTCCTCATGGTTCGCGTAGCAGACATCGATTTGATATGTTCCGTAAGTTGTTTTTCCAGCAAAGCCGCCGGTGTCTTCCGCGATGCCGTAGATTATCGAGTTGTCCGGATAGACGATTTTCAGCTTGGTCCCGTAAGGTATCACTCTTGGATCCACCGCGATGGTCACCCATTTGTTACCGACCGGTTTACACTTGGAGCCTGTTGATGTGGTTCCGTCTGTTCCGCATATCGGACACCCACCCCCGAATCCGGCGCAGTAAGCGGTCGCCTCGAATGATCCGATGAGCTCGTCGGCGGTCACTTCCTTTTGGATTTCATCGACCGTCTTTTGGAGTTGCTCGCTGGCCATCATGCCTTGGTTCAGCATTTCGCCTTGGTTCTCTTGGCCTTGGATCAGAAAGGTGATTCCCACCAGCACAACGATGATCAGCATCAGGATAAGGGATAAAAGGAACCGGCCTTCCCGGCTGATTGCTACGTTTTCACGTAGGATCCGTTTCGGTTGTTTCATTCAGCACCTCCTCAATGACCGATGTTCTTCAAGAACTCTTTGGCTGCAGCTACGGTTGTGTAGTAATGCTCGCCCATTTTGATTGCTGGGAATCTTTCGTCTTTGAATAGGTCTCGAATCTTGTCAATTCCGATTTCCGGTGCAAACAGTTCTTTGTACTGTTTTGGGTTGATCATTTGATAATCGTCCGTGATCACGGTCATCCACCTCCTTTCTGATTCTTTTAAGTTCCTTCTCGGCCCCTTCCAGAATGGTTTCCATTTGTTCTTCCATGACCCAATTTGCTGACTTTTGCATCTCTATCCCTCACTCAAGGATGTTTTGTGATATAATTTCTCCAGTATCTGAATATTGGAGGTGTCTTATGTCTGCTTTTACTGCGTCTGATTGGGTTTATTTTGCCCTTGCTGTGGGTTCGTTTCTTCTTGCCGGTCTTTCCATCGTATTTGTTGTTATTACCGTTAGACAAAACAACCGAATGATTAAAGCTTCAACACGGGCTTATGTGAATGTACAAATTGTTACTTCTTACGATCACGCCTGGTTCCTTTGGAAAAATTATGGTAATTCAGCAGCTGTTATAACCTCATTCAAAGTTGATGTCGATTTGTCAAAATGCGCCTTTACTGAACAACACACCCCCTTTGAGAATGCCGTCGGAACGCATTTGGCGCCGCACGAGTCGATTCTATCGGCATTTATAGGGCCACTGTTGTTTTCATCAGAAAAAGAAATTACTTTTGAAATTGGATATAAATGTAACGTTGGTGAATATTTGGAGAAAACAACCATTAATCTTCAGTCAATCACAGATCATTTTGCAACTCGCCGGACCGTAAACACGAAGAACGTCGATATTGAAACCGTGAAGGCCCTTCAAGATATTCACGAACAGCTGTTAAAAATCTAAACTCTTATATTTGACAAGCTGCTTGGTGTCTTCTAAAATATCTTCAATGATTTGCGCAATCCGATACTTGGGTTCTAGTTCTTTACCTATTAGTACCAGTATTTTTTCCGCAATCTCTTTTCGATCATCCTCAGCAAATATAAGACCGGGGCCATATTCAATAAACATCATCCTCTACTCACCTCCTTCCGATTCTCCGGGTGCGGCTTCTCTAATTAAATTAGAGTTTGAGCCAAAAAAAATATTCGAGTACGATACGCCAACAATATCAGCAAAGTCTTTGCCCTGATCAATTGACATACTGCCCGGATTTTTCTCGAATTTCTGATAGGTTGTTACATGAATGCCCATTTTATAAGCGATTTCTTGCTGTGTCGCTCCGATTCCAATGCGTGCTTGCTTAACTGTAATCTGCATTATATTTCCTCCTTTCAGTTGCGGATTAGTTTTGATAGGCTTATATTACTCTAATTAAAATAGAGTGTCAATGGGCAAATTCTATTTTATATAGATATTTTTAAGTTTTTTGTTGCTTTTTTTCTATTTTAATTGTATGATAGCGGTAAAGTTACAATGCTCTTATTGTCTAAAGGCAAGGGGAAACAATATGGGAGTACCAGAAAACATAAAAAGGTTAAGAGAAAAAGCAAATATGACTCAGGCGGATTTCGGTAGAATCGCCGGGGTTACTGACAAGGCGGTATCGTCTTGGGAGCAAGGTACGGCAGAACCGCGTATGGGAGCTGTTCAGAAAATTGCCGATTATTTCGGTTTGAAAAAATCCGATGTTATCGATGATGCGTCTTCGGCTGATATCGAACTCCAAGATCTCCAAGAGCAACTCCATAAGACGCCTGGCATGCGTACCCTCTTCTCCCTTGCAAAGGACGCCACACCTGAAGATTTGAAGCTTGTCGAGGACATGCTGAAAAGAATGAAAAAAGACAGTGGATTTGAGGATTAGTGTGCTACTTATCGTAGGACATAAAGAATAGAATAGCCCCGCAACGTATTAATTGGGGGCTGTAATGGATAACGTATTTGTAAGATTAAAAGATTTGCCTGATGGGGTGAAGGGTTTTGTGGCGCTGGATCCAAACGGAGATTACAACGTATACATCAATAAGGATTTGAGCCAGGAACAACAAATGGCTACGTTGGCACACGAAGTGCTGCACATAGATAATAACCATCTGCGGGTAATGTTGCCGGCGTGGTTGTGTGAAAAAGAAACCGTATAGGAGAATGGGGAAAATGAAAAAAGTATTTGCGCTACTATTAATTATTGTACTTGTTATTGGATTGGCTGGATGCGGTAACACACAGTCCAGTGGTGAGTCTGCTACTAAAGATACACCCACCATCGAGAGATCAATAGATGCGGTTGCAGAAGCTCTCGGGTTTGAAAACGGGGATGATGTTTATTACAGCATGATTGGTGCCATCGATGGTAAACAATATGTCAGTAATGATAAAGAATACGAGATTTATCAGTACGAATTGAAGTCTTCAGAATATCAAAAAATAGTGGATGGCAAAACAACCAATGGGATTGCTTTTACTGCTTACAATAACGGCTTTGCACTGCTGTGTTTTGATAAAGACGACAAAAAAACTGTTTCAACATTTGAAGGACTCAACATAGGGGATTAGCCTCTACAGATTTGAGTGTCTACGTTGGCACACGAAGTGCTGCACATAGACAACAACCATCTGCGGATTGAAATTCCCGAGTGGCTGTGCGAAAAGGGAATTGACTAAAATCACTCAAAACCAGTACTATTTCGTCAAAATATAGAATAAAACGGCAATTTGGCATGAAAAAACATTCGCATTGTGCGAAGGAGTTTTGCAAAAAAGTGTTTACAAACTAGGTTACCGGTGGTATTATTACCTAACAGAGAAGAGTTCTTCTCCTTGAATATGGAACGTACGCCGGAAGCCTTAGGGCCCGGCGTCTTTATTTTTTGGAAAGGGATAATCATGGCAGAGGATAAAGAATTTCGTACTCACGATCAACTCATTGACAAACTGATAAATGAGCGAAAAATGACAATAACAAATCGTAACAAAGCAAAGAAAATGCTTGAGCGAGAAGGGTATTATAATTTGATAAATGGTTACAAAGACCCCTTCTTATCAGCACAGTCTCAATGCGAAGAATTTCTTCCGGGAACTAAAATGGAAGAATTATTGGCCGTATATACATTTGACCGGGAACTGCGTCAGACAATACTCAAACGCCTTTTACACATCGAGACGCATGTAAAAAGCTTAATCGCTTATCGTTTTTCAGAACAATATGGACATGACAATTATCTAAAATATATAAACTTCGATACCTCAGATAGAAATCTTTATGAGAAAACGATTAAGCTAATCGCACACATACAACGCCAAGTGGCTGATCGTGCTTTCGACCCTTGCATTGCGCATTATCTTGGTAAATATGCTTACATTCCGCTCTGGGTGTTGAACAGTGTTTTGACCTTTGGAACCATAAGTAAATACTACAGTGTCTTGAAACCACAAGACAAAATGAGCGTAGCAAAGTCGATGCAACTAATGTCTGAAGATCTCGAGAACATATTGCTTGTATTGTCTTCTGCCAGAAATATGTGCGCCCACGGGAATCGACTTTTTTGTTATCGGAGCAAGCGCCCTTTGATTGACCTGCCAATACATAAAAAAATGAAAATACCAATGAATGCGTCTGGTAAGGAGTATCAATATGGTAAAAGGGATTTATTTTCAGTTATTATAGCGATGAAAATGACTCTACCAAAAAAAGAATTCGAAAACATGACAGACAATATTCATTATCATTATAAAAAAATGAACAAGGAGCTTTCAACAATTTCCGGAACCAGCATTTTGGACATTATGGGGTTTCCTCATGATTGGTTAAAACAAATAAACACAATATAGCAAAAAACCAAAACGCCCCTGTTACCGCAGGGGCGCCTGGACTGCAACCGTCCGGAGACGACCACAGATGCACGACATTATAGTAGCATCTCCGGGCCCCAAAGTCAATTTGACGGGGTCTTTTTGTACCCCAAATGTCAGGAGGAGGTACTAATATGCCTAAAAAACGCGCAAACGGAGAAGGTTCCATCCGTCAGAAGAAGAGTGGTATATGGGAAGGTCGCGTGACCCTCGCTGATGCCCTGGGGAACAAACAGCGGCCATCATTTTACGGTGAGACCCGGAAATCCGTTCGTAAGCAAATAACTGAAGCACAAAACCAAAGTGACCGGGGAACCTACATGAATAGCAGTTACACGCTCTGGCAGTGGTTAATGGTATGGCTGTGGTCTATAAAGGATGCAGAGGTAGACAAGAAGCAGCTGAGCCCTAAAACCTTTGATGGGTACCATGACAGCATCTATAATCATATCAAGGGCGCGACGATGTGCGATATGAAAATACCAGATATCAGGAAGATCCATGTGCAAGGATGGGTAGACGCAAAAGTGAAAGATGGTGTAAAACCATATGCCATGAAGCAAGCTTATGGGGTTATCCGAAATGCCATGAATGGAGCGGTTACAGAGGAAGTAATTGCCTTCAATCACATATCTAAGATTCGTTTACCCAAACCACCTCATAATGAGGTCGAAGTATTTAGTCGTGAAGATCAGGCAAGTTTTCTTTCCGCTATCTCCGGGGATCGTCTGGAAGCCATGTACATATTGGCTCTGACCGGTGGATACCGTGAGGGAGAATTACCGGCACTCAATTGGGATGATTTTGATCTGAAGGCGGAGACAGTAAAAATAGACAAGGCCGTGGTTCGGATTTCCATCTATGAAAACCAGGAAAAGGTTGGCACAAAACTGATCATAAAAGACAACCCCAAAACTGCAGCTGGTATCCGGACAAATCCGCTGCATCCTCTCGCTGTTGCCGCGCTAAAGAGACACCGGGCGCATCAGCTTAAAGAGAAGATGAAATACCGAAAGCTATACCAGGATAACAACCTAGTCTTCTGTAATGAAATAGGCCAGCTCTATGATCCAAAATCATTTTACATTGCCTTTGCCAAGGTTCTCAAGCGAAATGGTCTGAACCACATCAAGTTCCATGCTCTTCGACATACCTTTGCCACTCGGGCCCTGGAAGCAGGAATTCAGACTAAAAGCTTACAGGACTTACTCGGCCATGAGACGCCTGAAATGTCCGAGAAATATATGCACTTCCTGGATGATTTTAAGAAAGAAGAGATGGCACGGCTAGATGGTTCATTTACCAAACAACTGAGTTGACCGTACCCCTACCCGTACCCCAACCCAATAAGTTTTATCAAGTTCCAATAAATCAAGATGGCGATGTTACCCCTTGTATTTTGGGCGATTCAAGGGGTAACGCATCCAAACAAAAGCCCATAAAATAGGTTTTGAAGTTCTCTTAATCAGGGTGTCCAGGGTTCGAACCCCTGATGGTGTACCAAAAATAAATCGTTGAAATATCAATGCGTTCAACGATTTTTTTATTGCGATTTTGCATGTTTTATGTGAATTAATTCCGTTATATTTCGTCATTTTCCTGCATGTTTCCAGGAATTTTATAAGGAAAATTTGAGGCTAAGGTGATATAGCAGCACCAGCAATGAGGCCCACAACTGCAACAAGGATATATGCTTTCAAAAATAAGCAAAAAGAACCCGAATTGGGTTCTCTTTGCGTTTAAATTGTCTCGGTCGATCATTTGCCATCAACCAGTTTTTCGTAATCGGATATTTTTGTTGTTAGCGCATCAATATTTTGACTATCGGGTTTAGCTTCAGCTTGGCTGGCTTTATCAAGTGCAGTTCTAACATCAGCAGGCGAGATTTCTTTTTCTAACCACATCGATGCAGGATTTTTCTCAAACCACTCAAGTGTATATGCTTGATTTTTATGCAAAACAGCATATGGAGTTATAAAGTGTTCAAGAATTTTGTTCATATCCCCCGAGTACAACAAGTCTATTTCCTCTTGGCTAAATGGTGCAAACTCTTCACCGGCACTCCAGTTTGCTTCTTCGAAGGCTTTTTTTGTTATCGCAAATTCGTTGATAAAGCTTAAGATTGTGTAATAATTTTCCGAGCTCATCAAATTTTCCGAAGATTTGTGGCTTTCAAGATAATCAACTTTCGCTTTCCACTGTTCTTCGCTGATAAGATCGCTGAATAATGAGCTGATTCCGCCAAATGAAGTGTTAGGATTGTATAAAGTGTTCCAAACGGTTTGTTCGCCACCGTATACATTTTGATCGTCGTCGTTTTGGGCTGATGTGTTTCCACATGCAGATAACGCAATAATTATCATTGACATCAGAACAAACAGTATGCATTTTTTCATATCCCTAGCTCCTTTCTAATTATAAGTTGAAGTATCCCCAGAGAATGATACTCCCGGAAATAGTTTTTGTGGATTTTCTGCTCCGCTCGGATTGTTATATTCCGAACTCGTTCCATCGCTGATAACGGCAAAATGCAAATGTGGACCCGTCGAATCACCAGTTGTCCCAACATAGCCAACAATTGCGCCTTCACTAACACTATCTCCAACATCATATGAGGAAGTAGCGTTCATATGTTTACACGAGTAGCGAAGCAGGTATCCACTTGTTGGATCATAAGATGATGACGTTCGAATAACTATGAAATTCCCTTCCGATGAACGGTATTCACTAATCATGACAACGCCACTGCTTGGTGCATGAATAGCCCTCCCATTAATACTTGTGCCGTGACCAACAATATCGATTCCATAGTGTGTCGGACGCGTTGGTAGTTTATAACCTGAAGATATATAATCATAGTACGAAGAGCTGACAAACATATATGACCAACCAAGCTTAGCATAATTCAGCCAGGAGGAGTCTGTTTTTACGAAAACCCATTTACTGTACTCCGCCCCGCCATTCATATGCTGATCCACATCATAATCCGGGTGATCCGAGCAAACTTTCATCCCTCTGCTTAAGTAACTTGCCTGAACAGATAAACGGAAGGTTCCAGCGTCGCTCTGATCTCTAACAATATACCACTCACAATCGTTCGCTATATTATCCGGATCTGAACCAGTCCCTGTTGTATAGACTGTTATGTTCTGCCCTGATTCATCAGCTGCAGGGTAAGGCGGATCATCACCATGTGTGCCACTTACATGCAGCGCCAATGTTGTACTATAATTTGGTCTTAGGACGTACCGACCATTGCCAAGATAGGTTACATCCCACTTTTGGTTATTCCCCCCAGTATATGGGCTGCAATTGACATTTGTATCGTTTGCCGTTCCCGATCCATATACGGTTAAGAACTCCCCTGTATCATAATTTTGTATGTAATACTCATCTGATGATAATGTATTAGTCATGCTCCCAGTTTGAAGAACTAATAGCCAATATTCGTACTCACTGCCACTTGTTTCAGTGCTAACATACACAGACCCAGACGAATTGCATGTTAGGACGAGATTTGGATTAGATTTCAAACGAATAATATAATGTTGCCCATCCGGCACGTAGTCCAAAACCCAAAGTTGGCAATCGTCTGCAGCCGCGAGTTGGCTATAAATCTCGACATTCGCACCACTTTGTAACGGAGTCTTGACATCAAGTACCTTGGTGCTTGATGTGTATAAATATAGACGATAAGCATCATTCGAACTGTCATACTCCATTCGCCATTCTTGCTCTTCGCTACTGTCTTGAACCTCAGCATTCACATCAGTATAGTTGGCTGGATTTGGAGCTGCCCCCGTAGAATTCAGGTAAAGATTTGTTGCTTTGCACTTTAGTTCATACCTAAACCCGTCTGAGACGCCTGCTTGCTCTGCTGGGTTTGAAGTTGCTGTATAAGTTTCTCCATACGCTGGTACCAGATTAATCGAAAGCAAAAACAAGATAGTCAAAATTGCAATTCCAATTTTTCTTTTCTTCCTCATTTTGTTACCTCCTAATATTTTACCTAATCTTATAAAACCTCCTTTCGTCTGAATTTTCACACTATTATTGTAGCACATAATTGGCATCGTGCACGCTATATGGCGAAACTCGTATGTCTACATGGTGAAACTCGTCTTTTTTTGTCGTTTTCACACAGTTTAGGATAAAAAAAGAAGCTCTGAAGAGCCTCTCATGGTGCTTTAGCTTGCGAAAGATTGCAGCGTTAATATCTTTGGAATAACATCCGCATAGAAATCAAGCTCAAACGGGATACTGAGGTTTTGAATCGAGCCATCACTTAATTTTTTGCTAAACTCAAAAACGTTTACCCCAGTGATTGATCTATCTTTTTTATCATAAAAAACCCATACACCGCTATCAAATTCACGCCCTATCGATCTCGGTGATGCTTGAAGCGTGACATATAAAATGTCACATTCCCTGTCATAATCAACATGTATTACTTGTTTCTTTTCCATTTTACTCCACCTGCATCATTTGAAACGTTAAAGCCCGTCCATGAAGATGCTACTCTTCCAACTGGATCGTCGTCTGAAGGCATAAACACTGAGGCGTGTGCATAAACAACTTCTGAAATGTCGGGATCCAGATACTCTCGAATATAAATTTCCTTCTCGGGTTCTTTCTTATGTTCGTAAATAGCGTCCGGATAATTAATGGTATCGTGCAAATCCTCTAAGGTTATCTCAGCGTCGTGTTTGGATTGAATGTGCGCCCATCGCTCTTCGGTGCATATCACCGTGTAGCCTTCGCGACTCCAAACTTCTAAAACTGGACTGCGTCGAAAAACGAGCACTGGGTAATGTAATTTCATATGCATAGAAAGGGAGATTACAAATGCCAAGCAATAACTCGAAGTACACAGAAGAAATGAGAACCCAAACAGCGGAGTTCATC